TTCATCTTTGCTCGCTCAGGACGCAGCGGGAGCGGGGTTCCGGGGGTTCCGGCCCATTCCATGCCACGAACTTCGCCGTTCCCCGTAGGGCTGCTTGGGAAGTTCATTCCGTTTCCTTTGTTTCGTTTTGCGTGGGTTCGGTCAAGGAAGGCATGGCTCTACCATCGGAGTGCGTGTGATACCCGCATTGCAAGCACTGGTACATGTCTTGTCCAGCGATCATGTCATACGAGCCACAGTGGGCGCAATATCCGCGGTAGGCCATGCCTTCCTAATTACCGATGGCTACTGGTCGATAGCCGGGTCGTTGTAGGTCAGCGACGAACCAGTTTCAATGCGCTGGATCGAAGCCTGGCGGTAGATGCTGTATCCACCGAGCCAGTACCAACCCCACGGCACGAAACGACGCAGGAAGTCGGTGATCGGACCAGGAACAACGTGAGGCTGCTCCGTGTTGCCGTCGATCATCGACCACGCCTTTGCCAACGACTGACGACCCACGCAGAGGACGCCGTACACCGGGGCGTAGCCCGAGGACGAGGACGAGCCGACACCCTGGAACACAGGGGCACGGGGCGTCTCGATGAAGCGGAAGCCTTCAAAAGCTCCCATCTCACCGGCCCAAATTTCACCCGGCTGTGAGTAGGTGTGAGGGTCACGCCACGACGCCGAACCCGTCTCCGAAGTGAAGTCGTACGCGACGTTCGGGTGGATGTAAGCGGTGTAGAACCCGTTGAAGTTTGGGACGTTCTGCGAACGGAGGCGAGCCTTCGCTGCACGAATGTCTGCGGCCTTCAACGTGACCGTTGAGTTGATCGCTGAGCGACCAGCAACGCCCTGGGCATAGGCGACGTTCGTGCCTGCCTGGAGGACGCCGCGAGCAACTTCGTCGATGCTGACACCAGCGTTGTAGCCAATGACGTTGGCAACGATGGGGTCAATCTCAACGTAAGACTCACCACGCAAAGCGGCGGTGGTAAGCACGGCGTTACCGTACTCAGCGAGCGTCACGGTGACGTTGCTCTCAGAGATTGCTTGAGGCGTAACGTCCGTGGACTCGTTCAGCGCCGTCGATGCGACAGCAAGGTCGCTGACGATTGGGAAGGTGACAGAGGAACCAGGCATCGACTGGTTGGTTGGCTTGATGTCAGCAACCTGGTCGAAGTAGAGTTCCGGGCGGAGTGCGAACCGGGCGAGCCGATCATACGCCGCCTGAGCCAGACCGAGATTACCAGTGTTGGTAGTCCCCGTGGCTGGGTTTGGGCTGTATGCCATTTGTTTTGGTCCTTATGGATTGGACCTCTGGATCAACGCGAACCAGGAGCGAAAAGACCGGCTTCTCCGCCAATCTTTCTAACGACTTCCATGGCTTCTTCTTCGGTCATCGCACCAGCCATCGCCGCTAGGAACTCTTGAGCCACGGTAGGTCCTGACTCATTCATTCCGGTAGCACCGGCAATGCTTCTAGCACGATCAAGTTCTTCTCGGATCGGATCGCTTTGAGATGCTTGTTCCGTGTGACCCACGTTGATGCCGTATTCAGCGGCGGCGCTTCTAATCGCCTCCGGCTCAATCTCGCCATCGTAAGCCTTGCGGAGCAAAGCCCCAACGCCTTCCTCGGGGATTCCCGCCTTGGTGAACGCCAGTTCACGCTTGAGGGCTTCGGCTTCGGCTTTCGCCGTTTCTGCCTCTCGCAACCTTTCCTTCGACTTCCGAAGCTCTGCTCGGATGTTGGGGTCTAGTGCGTCGGATTCCTCGTCCTCGAAAGTATCGTCGAACTCAGCCATTTCAGTCTCTCCGTTCCTGCTACGCATATTCACCGGAGGTGATGAATACGGATTGCATTTTCAGTTGTCGGCCAATACACAGCAAGGTTGCCAACCCTTACCGGGTAGCGGCCTTAGCTCACCGAGACAATCCGGGCCAAAGCTCCACTAGGTACTTATTGTATCAGATTAGGGCCGACCCTGGATGCCTTCGGTGGCTGCGCGACCAACCGAAGTTCCCTTGGCTCCCATGTTGTAACCGCCACCACCGGACAGACCAGCGGCGCGAGCGCCCAACGCAAGTTTCAAGGCCGCATCTTCTTGGGCGGGGTTGGTGCCACCCGTGGCGTTAGAGCCTGGAAAAGCGTAGTCAATCAGTTGTTGTTGGCTGACGGTTGTTTGTCCACGGGTGCCCGTGGCACTTTGCTCAAGGGGTGTCAAAGCGGCGGCCTTGCTAAATCCGCTCAGGTAGTAACTGGCATCCACTCTCCCTGCGGAATCGGAAATGTTTTGAGCGGCTAATGCGGCTGATTGCGCTTGACTCAAGTTTCCAAATCCCGTCTGCATGGCCTCGGTGCCAATGACGGCAGCACGGGTCTGCTGTTCCCATTGCTGGTTAGTCGTGGTTGGGTCAAGGTAGTAGGAAGCAAGATCAGAAGTGTTGATGCCGTAATACTGGTTCAAAAGGGTTCGTGTTTCAGCAGGGGCTGCCATAGCAACTTGATAACCCTTGTTGATTCGGTCAGTCAACGTTGTCCCGTAAATGCCGTTACCGATCATGGTGCCGATTTGTTGAGAAGTAAATCCCGTAATGCCAGCACCGTTTAGTTGATCTTGAATGCTTTGCTTGTTTTGCAAGTAGCTAAGTTCCGTCATTCCGGGTGGCTTGCCGTAAAAAGCTTGCTGATAAGCGGGTTGTTGACGAATTACGTCAAGAACTTCTGCGGCATCCAAATGGTTGCCGGGGTCGGTAATCAACTGCATGGCAAGCGGCCCAAGGCTTGTTAGTCCCCAATTGTCAAGATCAAGCTGTACCTGACCATAAGCACTTTGTTCAAACGCAGAAGTAACATCGGGAACACCAATTCCGCCAGGCTCGATAACAATGTTTGGGCTTGGACCCGATTGGGGGTTTCCTGTACCGCCACCACCGCCGCCACCGTATTGCGATCCAACGGTGTAGTTGGCTCCAACGCCGCCTTTGAGTTTTCCATTTGCGCTGATTACGCTTGTAAGAGCCGAATCCGCCGTTGACCTGTCGCTTACGTTTTTACCAGCAAGGGCGCTGACAAAAGCGTAATACTCCGAATCGGCAGTGTTGCCATATTTTTTGACAAATTCAGCATAGATGTTTCCCGTTACCGCACCTGCGGTTCCTGCGGCAATTGAAGTTCCAGTACCTACATAATCGGCAAGAATCTGCGCGGCAACACCAGTTGTACCAAAAGAATAAGTACTGGTAGCACCACCAAAAGGGGTAAGATTGACTGTCATTGACCAGCCCTGCCTTCAAATCCGTCATGTAATGCTTTGACAAATTGCTGCGCCCGGTCGTGCGCTTGTGGGGTGTATTCCCAGTTATGACCAGGGTGTTGCATCAAAAACTTACGCCATTCATCAAGGGTCATGGGAATTGGGCGTCCCGTCTTGGGGTCCATGCCGCCTTGCAATGCTTGGCCCCATTTGGGGTCAGACCAATTGGGTTCGCTCATAACTGGACCAAGAACTTGTTGGGCTACCTGGATATACGGGTCAAGCAAAACCCGAGTGGGCAATCCTGATTGAATTTGCGGGGCAAACGTGGGGTACATGCCGCAAGCAACTTGAACAACGTATTGCTTGAATCCTTCAAGGTCTTTGGTTTTAGCCCATTCCTTCAAAGCTTGGTCTGATATTGGAACAACGTAATCGTCTGCCAATTTTTCAAACTTTGCTTCTTCGCCTTTGTGCTTGAGCTTTTGTCCTGGAAATGTTGGCAATCCGCCTTCTTCGGGCATTTCCATGCCGTCTGATTCGGGTGCTTCATTGCCTTGATCGGGCGTAGTTGGTTGTTCTTCTTGTGGCGAATCTTGGGATTCTTGCGGAGCCGGTGTCATTGTGTCAGTCATAATTATCCCAAACTAGAGAATACAGCATTTATGCCAGGCGCCGCTTCGGGGTTTTGCGCTGCAATTGCCGCCATGTTTTCTTGCCACCAATCCTGTACGGACTGGTAAGTAACTTCACCCTTAGCCGCTTGGTCAAGCAAAGGTTTCAAATCTTTGTTGTATGCGTCGATAAGTTGACGGTAGATATCAGCAACGTTTACACCATTGACCGTGTAGTTCTTGTATTGCGGCAATTCAAGCATTTCTTTCAATTGGTCAAGAGCTTGGACTTTTTCGGTTGAAGAAGCGGCGCTAAGGTAATTGGAATACCAAGACGGATTGTAGTTTTGCCCATATTCCTGCATGATGTTTTCTTTCCAAGTGTACGCACCGCTGGAATGACGGTTAGCTTCG